AATAATGAAAGAAGGAAAATTTGAAACTGTAAGATTACCATATTTTGGTAAATTCTCAGTAAATCCAAAAAGATTGAAGTATTTAAATAAACATAAAAATGATTAATGATCTATTATATATCAATGATGGTAATGTTGTCCCAAGTGCATATGCCTTAACTGTTTTAGAGTTTACAGAATTGTCTGTTGTTGAATTATCTTTTGTATACTTTATGGTAGACAATAAGTCTCCTTTTTCTGTATATGACTGGGATCAACGTATTTCAGAAGTTAAAGATAGTTTATTTAAAGATAAAAGTAAATGGAAACCTTCCGCAAAAGTATTAGCTGCTTGTGATAAGTATGATCAGTTAATAGAAACTTCAGCTGTAAGACTGTTAAAGGCTGCAAGGAGTTCAATAGTAAAATTAGAAAAATATTTTAGAGATATAGATTTACATTTAATGGATGATCATGGTAAACCTATATTTCATGCAAAAGATTTGATAGCTAACTTATCAAATATGGGTAAAGTGGTAGATGGACTATCACGATTAGAAGAAATAGTTAGAAAAGAAGAACAAGCCGCCAATACAAATAGAGGTGGAATAGAAGTAAATAAATATAGTATGTAATGGATTTTTTAGAAGACATGGAACTGTATAATCAGGCTATGAGAAACGCTTATTTTATTATAACTAAAAAAAAGACTTTAGATGATATTTATTATGATTTAGAAGAGGGTAGAATAGATAGTTTACCTTTACCGTTTGACCCTATACATGAAGATGGTAGGACTGATGATGTAATAGATGTTGTTATAGAGTATTTCACTAGCACAGAAGAATATGAAAAATGTGCTGAATTAGTTAAAATTAAAAATAAATGTTTAAAGACACCGATAGAGTTAGACAGGCTGCAATAACCTTTATTAAGAAAGGTAGATTTACGGAAGCTCTCCCAGGAACAAAAGATTACTATGATCACTGGGATGAAGAACGTAGACGATGTATGTATGGACATACAGTCGATGAAATTACTGTGACTGGGTTTCACTATTTTTATTTAAACTATTGTCCTATTGATAGAGCAATAGATGAAGAATTACCAGATGGAACTATACAATCTAGACGTGAGCGTAGTTTCCCAAGTTTTTATGATGGAGATTTTGAGTATTTCCATGAAATAGATAAAGCTCGTAGTAACAATCGACATATGATTGTGTTAAAAGCAAGAAGGAAAGGATATTCTTATAAAGCAGGTTCTATGCTTGCACGTAATTACTTCTTTGTAAAGAATAGTAAAAACTTTGTGTTTGCAGCATCTAAAGAATTTTTAATTGGTGATGGATTACTCTCAAAAGCTTGGGAGTTTTTATCTTTTATAGATGACCATACTGCATGGGCTCAACCTAGATTAAAAGATAGAGAAATGCATAAGATGTCTGGATATAAGAAAAAAGTTAATGGATTAGAAATAGAAATGGGAATGAAATCCCAAATAATGGGGGTTTCGTTAAAAGACAACCCAGATAAAGTGAGGGGAAAGGCGGGTGAATTAGTTTTCTTTGAGGAAGCTGGTTCATTCCCCGGACTGCTCAAGGCATGGGAAGTAACAATGCCAACAATGAGACAAGGTAGTAAAACTTTAGGATTAATGGTAGCATTTGGTACAGGTGGTACAGAAGGTTCTGATTTTGAAGCAATGGAAGAAATATTTTATAATCCAGAGGCATATGATTGTATGGATTATTCAAATATATGGGATGAAGGAGCTATGGGTAGTACGTGTGGATATTTTATACCTATACAAAAGAATTTAGATGGATTTATAGATGATCAAGGTAACTCTTTAGCTTATGATGCTGTAGAATATGAAAAGCAAATGAGAGAAAAGAAAAAAGGAGCAGCTGATGCTAAATCATTAGATCAATATATAGCAGAACATCCTTTTTCTCCACAAGAAGCTACATTACAAGTTACTGCTAATTTATTTGATATAGCATCACTACAAGAACAATATAATAATATAAAAGCTAATAATTTACACGCTATAGGTACTGTAGGTAACTTATATTATGATTCCAAAAATGAAGTTAAATTTAAAATAGATGGTAACTTAAAACAAGTTTTAAAATACCCTCATAGAAAAGATGATGATACAACAGGAGCTGTAGTTATTTATGAATCTCCTTATAAAAATCAAAAACAACAAGTACCTATAAATATGTATGTAATTTGTCATGATCCATATGGACAAAATCAATCTGCAGACTCTACATCTTTAGGGGCTGCATATGTACTAAAAAGACCTAATAATATATCTCAGCCAGATGATCTTATTGTAGCATCTTACGTAGGTAGACCAAAAACACAAGATGATTATAATAGAAACTTATTTTTACTAGCAGATTATTATGGGTGTAAGATAGGATTTGAGAATGATCGAGGAGAAGTAATAGCTTTTGCAAAACGATATAGAAAGCTGCATAAACTTCAAGAAGAGTTTGAAATGTTAGATAAAAGAGAGTTAAGAAGTAAAACAGTAAAACGTCAATATGGTATGCACATGACAGAAGCAAGAAAGCGTCAAGGTGAGATATATATACGAGATTGGTTAAATACTGTAAGAAGAACAGATGAAAATGGTAAAAAATTATTAAACTTGCATAAAATATACGATCCTGCACTGTTGACAGAGTTAATTAAGTTTAATCATCATGGTAATTTTGATAGGGTTATGGCATTTATGATTGGTATGTATCATACTAGAGAATTATACAATGCAGAAGTTAAAGATATATTAGAAGATAGATCAGCTGATAAATGGTTTGAAGAGAACTATTACTAGTGTTATATTTATAAAAAAGGAACTATATTTATCTTCGATGTTAAAGCGATGATAAATTTAACTAAATTTGTCCACTATGGGATATGATAAAATACCGAGGCAAAAACTGCCTCTTTCTAAGAAGAATAAACAATGGAGAGAAGACTGTGTAGAAGCATACATAGATCTTTCTAATTCTGGGCGTAGCTCTGGAAGTAGTAGAAAAGATGATCTCCAAGCATTATATGAGTACTATAACGGTGTAATTGATGAGGCTGATTATAACTACGTTTTAAAACCTTACGGTAAATCACGTAGTAACTTTCCTTCTCAATTACGTAACTATCCCATTATTAAACCTATCGTTGATCTTTTGTTAGGTGAGAAATCAAAAAGGCCCCTCAATTTCACCGTTACTGTACAAAATGCTGACTCTGTTTCTATGAAAGAACAAGCAAAGAGCGATTTAATTTATCAAAATTTTCAAAAGCAATTTACAAACGAGTTAATTAAAACTGGAAATTATCAGGGAGAAGAACAAGAGGTACAACTACCCAAAGAAATAGAAGACATGTTTGAAGCTAGTTATGTAGACAACAGAGCAATACTAGGTCAAAAAGCTGTAAATTATATAATGCATAGTCAAGAAATACATGATAAATTTCAAAAAGGTTGGTCACATTTTTTAATTTCAGGAGAAGTTTATACGCATAGAGGAGTTATAAATAATGAACCTTTTTATGATATACTAAATCCTATAGATGTAGATTATGATCTTGATCCAGATTTAGATTTTGTAGAAGATGGTGATTGGGCGTTAGTTAGAAAATATGTACATGCTTCAAGTGTTATTGATACTTATTTTGATTATTTATCAGATCAGCAAATAGCTGAATTAGAAGAACCAAGACATTCAGAATCTGATTCATATTTTTTATACACTAATAATATGAATAAAGATGCAAATGCATATAGAAACAGATTAATAGAAGTAGCTCAAGTATATTGGAAATCTAGAAAGCGTATTGGATTTTTATCATATATGGATCCTGAATCTGGAGCAATGGAAGAACAGATAGTAGAAGATGGATTTAAAATGCCATTACAAATGAAAGAGCAAGGAGCTAAATTAGAATGGAAATGGGTAAATGAAGTATGGGAAGGAACAAGAATAGATGGTAGAGTTTATATTAAAATACACCCTATTGTTAATCAAAGAAATTCTATAGATAATCCTTCTGTATGTAAACTACCAATTAACGGTATAAGATATTCTAACTTAAACTCTACTAATATATCTTTAGTAAAATTAGGTATACCCTACCAATTAAACTATAATATATACAAGTATAGATTAGAACTTGCAATAGCAAAAAGTAAAGATATTGTAGCTTCGTTTGATATTAACATGATCCCTAAAAAATGGGATATGGATAAATTTATGTATTATGTAGAAGGGTCAGGTATTGCATGGGTTGATTATAATAAAGAAGGTATGCAATTAAATCCACAACATCAGTCTGTTATGGATATGTCTATTAAAACAATAGAACAATACATTACTTTATTAGAATCTATAATGCAAGAATGGGAAAAATTATCTGGAGTAAATAGACAAAGACAAGGACAAGTAGGTAGTTATGAAGGTAAAGCAACTTCACAACAAGCTATTGTACAATCATCACATATTACAGAAGATCTTTTCCGTAAATTTAACAGATTAGAACAAAGAGATTTACAAGGACTATTAGATTATTCTAAAGAAGCGTGGTTAGGTGGAAAGAAAACTATGTATGTTATGCCTGATGGTACAACAGATTTTTTAGATTTAAACAGTATGTCACATATGGAATCTAATTATGGAATATTTTTATCAGATTCTGGTAAAGAACAAGATAAATTAGAGGCTATAAAACAATTATCTCAATCAATGATTCAAAATGGAACACCAGCATCTACAGTAGCTGAGATGTTTGATGCAGATAGTTTCACTCATATTAAACATCAAATTAAAATAGCTGAAAAAGCACAAAAAGAATTAGAAGCTCAACAGCAACAAGCTCAACAACAACAAGCACAAGCAGAGCTTGAGCAAAAAGCTAAAGAAGCTGAAGATGAAAATATGAATAAAGAAAAAGATAGAGAAACTCAAATTAAAGTTGCAATGATACACGCGCAAGATAATGATACTAACGCAAAATTAAATTTAGCTAAAGGTATGAGAGAGTTAGATATTAAAGAAAGAGAAGTTGCAATTAAAGCAGAAGATAGTAGAGGTAAAGCAGAAACTAACAGACAAACTGCAACTATTAAACGAGAAGAAAATAAAATTAAAGAAAGAGTAGCAAAAGCTAAGAATAATAAACCTTCTTCTAAATAATGCTGAGTTCAGAGGAACAAATGCAAATAATAAAAGGTGCTATATCTGAAGGATATAA